GCGCGATCTCGCCAAGGGCAAGGTCACTGGGAAAAGGCTGCTTCTGCGAAACAGCGCTTTTCTTGAGTTCTATCTGCAGGGACATGGCTATCGAGCCGATGGAAGCCGGTCATGGGCCGGTGTCTTCATTCTATGACTCCGTAGCGTATAGGTACTGGCCAAGTACTTGACCAAGAGACACGCCCAGCGCTTCAGTTCCTGCAGTTGTATTAGTTAAAGCAAGGCGATAAATCGCTCCATTTGTAGCCTCGGCAAATGCGAGAATTTCATCCGCTTGCCCTGGGTCTGGGCCATATCCACCCGTGGATCCGGCATATGTAAGGGTCACCTTGGATACATCCACACCTTCCCTGTAATGTAAAGTATTGCCATCTAAATAAATAGCAGTACCAACGGAGTCAGTGGTGTAAACAAAGCCGAATACATCCCCAGGCGGCACGGGGTTTGCACTAGCGGGCTCCGTAAAAGCGATATTCACTGCGTGGACGCCAATGTAGCGCTGCGCCGTGGCTTCGGCTGTAAGAGTTGCTAGCGCGACACTATTATCAACAACATCTTCTAGGTAATTACATTGAAGATCTCCCGCTGCAATAATAATTCGCTGCGCAGTTGCTTGGTATTCTCTAGCGCCCCCTGCGATCAAATGCGCAGCCAAGGCCATGTCTTCCGTATCATTGCCAGCATTAGCGCTTAGTGACGGCCAAAGAACATTGCCCGCAACAACTTCGGGGCCAGGCGCCCATCGCTGCAGCACACTATCAACGGTAACAAAGTATTCAATTTCATCCAATTCGTCGTGGGCGCCAAGTGGTGAATCAATCCCTCCTGCTCCGCTACAAAGCGAGTAGCGATTGTCTTGGCTAATGCCAACACCTTGAGCAGTAAGCGCGTTTTCAAGTGCGACAATCGTCGAAATGCTAGAGATAAATGCCACGAAGGCACGCATCGATCCAGACTGGTCAGTTGTGAAAGTTACATCAATGGAAACAGGTTTTAGCGTCCTGCCTCGTACGCCAAAGAAAGCTGGTACTGAATTGCCTGCCATGTCAGCTCACCATTGATGCGGTGTACACCACTGTATTTGCAGCGGCGATGTAGTAACCAATAATCAAATTGCCCGTAAGGCCAGCATTGTTTGTGGTTGGATTAATCCAAGTATTAACGGCGCCTTTCCAATAGGCGTCATCAATCCCGACCAGTGCCACTCCAGTGGCATTAGTGATATAGATAAAGCCGGACGTTCCAATGTATCCCGTCGTGACAGGCGTTCCAAGTGCCAGTGAGGTGGCGGTGCCTGTATGCGTGAAAGTGAAATTAGCGCTTAGGTCAAAGTTAGTATTGCCAGCCGTCCAAGCAACTGGTGTGGTCAGCAGTTTGTTTGCTGGGATCGTCGGCAGCTTTGCTAGCTCCAGTACGGGAAGCTTGGCATTGGTCAGCGTCGGGATGTTTGCCAGTGGGATTTCTGGCAGTTGATCTGTCGGCAGTAGAGCGCTGCCATCTAGCGTTGCAAGTCCGTTGGCCGCAGCTCTCAATGCAGCAAGGTTGCTCGGCACCAATGCGCGAGACGTGTCGCTATATGCTGCCGCCTCAGTGTTAGTTGCAATCTCGATGATGCCCTGCGCTGTAGTGGACGCGCTCGGGAGATTACTTGTCGGAATACTCGGCAGCTCCGAGATCGGCACCTTGCCCGTCCCATCAAGCGATGCCAAGCCATCAGACGCGCCGCGAATGGCACCAAGCGTTGCCGGCGTTACCGCCTTGTTGATATCTTCAAACAGCGCAAGTTCAGCAGCCGTGGCAAGCTCAATGATGCCGGCTACGGCAGCACTTGCAGCGGGCAATACATTTGGCGCAAAAGTTGGCGAACCCTCAACAGTGCCATTGATGGTCAAGTTATTGACCGTCGCCTCTTGCAGCGCATTAAATTCTTGGTTGATCGTCAGCGTGTCGAAGCTGGTCGGCACTGCTGGGAAATCAGGATCACCGCCAAGTGCGCCAAGACCAGCAGTTTCAGTGGTAACAACAGTATTGGTGCCGAGATCGTTGATCGTGTCGCCTTGAACGATCAGGCCGTCCTCGTTGAATCCGGTGTTGTAGACCCGGCCGCCCATATGGTTGACGGCGAAGTAGTCCACCTTGTGTTGGTCGGTCAATGCCGTCACTTGATACTTAGGCATTGCCTTGGAATAGTTGCCCTGGCCTGCCCATTCGTAGGCTTGCCCAAAGGCGCGGATCAGGCTCGGGCGGTTGAATTCCAGTGGCCAGTAGCCGCGAGCGCTGAGCTTGCCGCTCGGTGCAGGGCTCGCAAGTGCCGATGGATCCCAGGCACGATCTTCAGCAGTGTTCTGCAGCGCCAGTACGGAGCGTGCATCAGCGGCGCTATAGCCCACAGCAGTCATCAAGTCATAGGCGCCTCGGTAGTCCGTGGAGCTATAGATTTGATTTAAGATGTCTTGATCCGTGGTTTGATCAATACCAAGATCGGTGCTGTCAGGATCGTTAGACAGATCCTTGTCGATCAGCAGTTCAGGGCCGATTGCAATTCGCAACGATTCGATGCCGCGCTCATTTGTCAGCATCGGCAGAGTCGGTTCCCATTCATCCAGCGAAAACGATGAATAGCTATCGTTGCGCTTGGAGCGATAGACGCGGTTGGAATTCAGCGCAGGTGTGCCAACACGGTAGTACGCATCTGGAGTGAAGCTCGTGGCGGAGTCACCAGGACGCAGCACGAGGCTAAAACGACTGGTAGAAACGCCGCCGGTGTTGTTGACTGTCGATTCCGAGACAAGAAATACTTGCCCCGCGCCATTGGTTGGATCCAGTTGGTTGGCAACGTTGCTCTTACCGCCCAAACGGACGACAAAATTGCCCACTGGACGACGGGTGGAAGCAGGTGCGCTGTTTTCTACGACCAGCGAATACTTGCGCTCATCTGGCGTGCGTGTATCAATTAAGCGGCGAATGTAGACGCGGTTACCGACAAGCACCGCAGGATCCATCGTGGTGATATTGTTGATTGCTAAGTCACCACTGGGATTGACATTGATCAGTGTGGGGCTGCCTTCTGCCCAAGGCGTAGCAGCAAGTTTGGCCCTCACGTCAATCGCACTCGATGCCTCCTTGTCGCCTGGCACATAACCAGGCCCTGTGTCACGACTGCGGTTTTCGATCCAGATGTAGTCGTCTTGCTTCAAGCTGTAGCCGTAACGTCCGAAGGTCAGGTCAGGGTCAAAAGGAGTATCAAGCGTGATGACGCCTGTGCCACTGTTATACGAAGCGACAGTGCCAATCGTGATCTGACGAATGTTGCTGCCGTCAGTACGCACTTTCAACGCACGACGAAGTTCCTTCATCAGGAAGCCTTGGTCTTGCGTGAAGGCGCCACCAGCAGTGCCAATGCCACGGAAGCCAGAAGACAGCAGCGCAGTTAGGCCGAAGTTGCTGTTGCTATTAGTGATGGTGCATTCGCCACCACTTGCTGTCCAATGGTGAACAGCATCGCCAATCACAAAGCAGCTAACTTCTTGCAGGATTGAGTTGTTAATGCACTTAAAGCCGAAGCTGCGGTAGTCAATCTCATAGCAGCCAGTCGAATGGTTGATGTCGCCCGCAATGCGATAACGAACATCATTGATATTCGATGCGATGTACGCAGCGTAATTAGCAGGAACGCTCCAACTGCCGCCTGAGTAAACCTCCCAAGCGTTCATATCCTTTTGCAAAGACACGTTGGTGAACTGTGCCACCACCATGCTCTTGAAGCCGGTGACTTTATCACCGTCAAGGAACATGCCGCACATTCCATAGTCGGAGCGCAGCGAACAGTTGAAGATATAAGGCGAACTACCGCGTGTGGAGTCAACAGCAGACGTTGCAGTGCCGTCGGGATAGACCGTGGTGATTTGCGTTTCACCAGGATTGACGATGCCAATATCAGAAGGGTTGAGTCCAAATGCCGTGGCAATTTTGTTGTAATACGCGGTCAGCTCAGCATCGCCACAGAATTCAAACGCCGACAGCATGTGATGCGACGTTGTAATGCCAATCGCATCCTTGAAAGTGAAGTTGAAAAAGAACGAGCCGCCCGTTGCCTTGAAAATCGCGCCGCGTTCTGTAGACGGGTTCAGATTGGGCGCCGGCACCGTACTGGGACGAATGACGCTCTTGCGCAGGTCTTCGCCGACGATGCTGACGCCACGCGGCAGGATCACGCCAATGGTGCTGCCATTGAAAGCACGAAGGTTCTCGGCAGTGGGCGAGAACGAAGAGCCCCACGAGCTGACGGTTTCGGCGCCTGCTGTGGCATTGTCAATGATGTGCTCCCCGGGCGACACGCGAATCACAACGCGGTCGTAGAGATCATTATTGACGCCTGCGATGATGGAGAGGCGTGCGGCTTCGATCAAGGCACGCTGTAGCGTCTTGAACGGCGCTGTCTTGGAATAGCCAGCAGTGATCTGCTGGTTGGTCAGAACAGGTGTGGCAGTGCCGTCAGCCACGCCACTTTCCCAGTCGTCGGTGCCGATCTCGGGGTCGACGTACAGACACGTGGTGCTGACACCTTGAGCTGTACCGCCGGAGTAGCGACGGGCGGCTACGGCAATGGCAGCGATCTGTTCGCGGAATTGAGCCTGCGTGACATCAATGTCGTCGATCGCGCCGGCTTGCCCAGGGAGAACGATGGCTGCCACGGATACACCTATGCTATGTGCCCATCTTAAGCTCGATGGATCCTGTGGTCACGAACTTCGCAGTGCCCACAATGATTTCATCTGCTCGTGTGTTTACAGCACTGTTTGTAATTAGTATATCACACTTATAGTACAGATCACCTGGTGCTAACTGCCCACAGGATTCAGGTCTAGCGTTTATCATATAAAATTCAGCTTCTGCTTTTGACCCTTTTTCCGTCAGCAGCAATAGCTGCATTAAAGCCGTAGAGTCATAACTACCTTCGTTGGTTGTTCGCTCTACGATAAAGTCAAAGCTACCGCCACCACTTACAATAGATTTAATGTTATCTCCAAAGGTTTGCCCGACTGCAGTTGTATCGATATTCTCCGCATTAAGCTCAATACTCCACTGCTGCAGCTGCCCTTGTATCAACCAAGGAAACCCATTGATCCAACGTCGAGGTTGCAGGTCGGCGTTGTCATATTCGGTTGTACCCGCTACTGGCTGCTCGTACAAAGGGGCATAGTCACAGATGCTGGCCAGTGTGACTTCATCACGGACATCGCTGAAGCGGTAGTCGCCTGCAGCGGCTACGCACTCGGCAATAGCGTTGTCGTACTCCTCAGTACCGGCGGCGGACACGACAAGGAAGTCGAACGCCAGGGAGCGCAGGTCGATACGGTTAGCAGTGCTACCTGCGAGAGCGGCGGCACGGGTGGTGTAAAAGCTGATGCGATCAAGCTGATCACGATAGATATAGTAAGTAGCGCTGTTGATAGGAGCACCACGATTGTAGAAGTAAGCGGAATCTGATTGATAATAATTGTCGCTCTCGGAAGACACATGGTTACGGTTGCTCCCTAGCTCCCAGACAGATCCGAAGTAGCAGCCAACGCCGTTGGGAAGCGCATCGGTGGACAGAGGTAGCCCGTCTGGCGAGAACAGCCGTACTTCGTCCCCGTTCCAGTAGTCCTGATTGCGCACCAGAAACACATCGATGTCCGGCCGCATAGCGACCTGGGGCAGCACCAGCGGGTCAGGCGCTTCGCGACGGAGCCTGACAATCCCGTTGACACCAAGGACCGCCATCAGAAGCCACCAGATAAGGCGCCGGACACCTGGAAGGTCACAGAGCAGACCTGAATGTCGCCAACGCTGACGCTGGGGGAAGCTCCGGTCAAGAATGCGGTACAGCCCAAGGTCTTACCGCCGGCTTGATCGAGTACGAAGCCCACTGACTGGGCCACAGATGCGTCATTGCTGAGGATGCTGTTGAGCAGGGCAGCGGCCTGGCCTTCATTCGGGTCGTACATCAGCTCGGCACTGCCAGTGCTCCCCCGGAGACCCGGGGTGTAGGTGCGATCACTGAGCCCGAGACTGGTGGTTTCGAGTGCGTCCTTGTTAATGCTCAGCGACCACGATCGGACTTTGCCCACCGTGGCACCATTCCACTGCAGTGCGCCGTTTTTACCAGTAAGGACCGCCAAGACTCGCTCCAAGCTGTTGTCAGCTTAGCTAGGCGTCGCGGGTGGCTTCTAAGGAGACGCGGACGCTGCTGATGCCGGGCACGACACGTGCAACCTGCGGTGGTTCAGCGAAGTGCCAATTAAGATCATCACCGCCAGCTTCAAGGTAAGCAACGAGATCTGAGTCGGCACCAGCAAAGGTTTCTGTGGGTATCGTTATTTCATTAGTTTGCCCTTTCGAGGCAGTCCAACTAGCTATAAATTCAGCGGCGTTTGTATCTGTAATGTTGTCGTAGCTAAGGCTTAGCGTCGCACGCGAACCTCGGTTGCCGAACAAACGGCGGGATACGACACCACTGAGTGACGTGTTTGCTTTCACCGGGAACTCAGGTGCTGTGAAAGACATTGCCGTAGGCGTTAGTGCTGGAAGACTCGCCATCAGACTGTCACCCAATAGGAAGGATCACTCCACTCAGCGTAGAGCTGCAGCGTGCCATCCTCTAGCAGAGGAGTATGCACTGCTTCAATTTGGTAGCCGTCCTCGGAGGGCGTGATGGAGTCGATGCGGTACGTGCGCGTGACGATCTCGGAGGTCTTCACCGTGAAGACAATGCCGGCAGGAGATGCGCTTGTGCCGTCGCCGGTGACCTGCAGCTGGCCTTCCACGACCTCGGCGGCTTGTTCGCCTGTCCAGTACAGCACGGTGTAGCTGCCGTCGGACATCGGGGTGGACGACACAAGCTTGCCGTCGCCGGTGACGGCGCCATTGACGAATTGGTTGTAGTGCGTGTAGTCCAGCGCAACTTTGATGAAGTCGCCAGGTGCGAGAGAGCTAGTCAACGCCTCGTAGGTGGTCTGGATCTTGACTGTGTGATCACTGAGGCGGCGGGCTCCAATGATGTAGCGGGTGGCTTTGACAGCGTGGTTGTCACTAGTGCAGTAGTCGGAGAGATCGATGCTCTCGATTGGGCCTTCACCCCACTGCGCATGACGAATCAGGAGCTCTTGAGGCTCGGGGAACAAACCGTAGGCAGGGTCGGAACTCTCGGAGGGCACAGCGCCGCCGTAGCGCTCCGAGCGGAACTTCACACTCACCGAGAACGGCTGACGCTGTTCCGCTTCGGCCATGACCAGCTCCATGCTGGTGCAGTTGCCGGCAGTGAACATGCCCTTGATCTCGGGCCTCTCTGGAATGGCCTGCTCCAGATAGAAAACGCCGCCGCGCTCGATCAGCAAAAGGCAGTGCGTGGCTGCGATGTCCGCTGCCCACTGGCGCCAGTTGACGTTGGTCAGCTTGGGACCTACGTAAAAAAAGCGATTGTCGTAGCAGAACTGGGCGGCAGCAGCGAACGATGCAACATCAATCTGCTCTGGACTGATTTCATTACCGAGACCGTAGCGAGTGTTCAACATGAAGTCATAGAGTATTTCCGGGAATAGATGCGTGGCTTCGTTGACACCCGAGAAGCGATCAACCTTGATGCCAGCCGTGACATACGCGGATAGCTGCGAGAACTGCGACCACTCTTGCGTGGCACGCACATTCATTCCGATTAAGCAGAGGTTGTCATATTGCGGCGCCGTTGCATTGGGCTGCATGACGTTGACGTAGGTAATCTCGTGCTCGGGTGCGGAACCACAGCTTGTCGAGATCTCGTCGTAGACGAAGAATTCTGCGGCACGGGCGTAGCGATCAATGTATGTACCGTCTGTGGGGCTGCTATACACGCCCTCGGTCCAACTGATGCCAATTTCCTGCTGAGGCCGCAAGCCTTGCATGTCAAACAGGTTGTCGAAGTCGCGTGTATCCAAGAAATAACCCTTGGCCCAGATGCTGCCGAAGGCAAACCGCAAGCGAGTTTGCAGGATCGAAGGTGATTCACTCGCGTCAAGCAGGAACACCTGAAAGATCTGATTGCGTAGCTCCCAACTGGAAATTGGCTCCACCCGCACTTCCCATGTGGCGTCGCCGTCCATCGCAAAGCGCAGATAGTTGAACGCGGGCACTTCCTTAGCGCTGCCCACGCAGAATATGACATTGCTTGTGCCAACAAATGCCGACTCGTCAGAAACATCCGAGCGAAGGGATACACGGAAGAAGCTGTAACGTTTTTCTGGCGATGTGACAGTGCCAGAGCTGAAAATAGTATTGGTGAGCTTGCTTTCTACGGGCTCGCCGTCTAAGGCGTCGGCAGACTTCCAGTTGATTGCTTCGTAGCCTGACGTGAGCTGCGTGCCCGATTGTACACTTACTACTTCGTCAATGCGATAAGAAAGAGCGCTGGTGCCACCACCAGTGTTTGGAATGTTGATGCCGAATGTGGCTCCAGTGTCATAGTTAATGCCAGATTCGGTAATTGTTTCAGACGTAATTGCATTCCCGCTTACGACAATAGTGTATTCAAAGCCAGTGCCATCTCCAATATCGCGCTGGGCAACATACGTGCCGTTGACCAATCCTGTCGTAGGGCCAGCAGTGCGCGTGACCACACTGACAACGCCACGGTCAAATGTGGGCGTTTCCGATGGGACATCGCCAAAGTTGCACAGCCCTTGCACTTGCATGGCGACTGTGCTGCGAATACCAATCTCGAAATAGCGCGTCGGACGATTCAGGCGAACGCTTCCAAGGGCGCAGCGATAAAGCTGTGGGAACGATGATGCAGTGTAGTAACGCTCACCAATTTCGCCTGCCGCATAGTCAAGCCCTGGCGTCTGGAATTCCCATGGCTTGGAGGCATTGAACGCTGCACTCTCTGCTGGGTAGATGAAGCGTGAGTTGGGGTTATCGAAGAATCGCGTGTCAGTAATGTCAGCGCCCGCAATACCGATTGTACCAGCCCGCACAACCTTGAAAAAGTAGTACGCAGTGCGACCTCGCGAGGCGATTACATCTGGATCAAGTGATACGGGGCCGGCTTCATTATTGACGTCCGGGTAATAATCAATCTCGCTGACAAACAACGGATCGCGTGATGTAAGAATGGCAAGGCAAGAACCGACTTTATACAGCTCACCCTCACGGAGGTTGGAGTCGTATTGCTTCTGTCGGCCTGCCACAGATTGACCAACTGCAACCAGAGTTTCTTCGCCATCTTGCGATCCGACTTTGTTGTCGCTGTTGACAGAACCTACTTTGATAGCAGGGTTTTTTAAGCCAGCGAAGAGTGCATCACTCTTAGAGCTCAGCATGTAGGTGAACGTATCACCCACTTCGAGGTCGATCAAAGTGCGTGGCGTACTGCCCTTGGATGTGGCAATAATGCCAGATTTACTGCTGTAGCAGTATTTGTATTTCCACGCTTCTGCGGTTGCTTGCGCGTCATCGTCGGCCTCGTAGGAATTGCTGACAACTTGCAAGGTGCGCAGCGGCCTGATGCGTGGGTTGATCCTGTACCCGAGCCCGTTGGCCATGGGTGCATAGAGGCCGAACGACGTGGACGTGCTCGGTTTGTAGGCGCCGCAGAAGACCGGCTGGAAGTCGTTGGAACCAATGTCAGCACGGAAGATGTCAGGTCCGTAACCGCCGCCTGCACCGAGATCCGTAGTGGATCCTGATAGGTAGTTGCCGATTGCCATCCGGCCACCGTTGGGCACGCTGTAGATCGCGATGCGCTGTGAGCTGCCCTCAAACGAATAAGCGCCAAGGGTGTTGTTGCCAATGGCGAAAGACTGAGGGTGAATGCTTTCGATCTCGCCCTCGGAGACCAAGAACACTGCGCGAAGCATTTGGTTGCCACCTAGGGACCAGATCTGGCTCCACAGCAGCGGGGTGTTGACGCGGGTGCCGCCGTACCACTGCCCATTGATGAATTCACGCTTCGTGTAGATCAGCGGGATCGGGTCGCCGAGCGGGGCAATATCCTGGACAGCCTCGAAGCCGTATGTTGGTGCAAATGCTGACGGCACCTGCAAGGTGTCGCCTTGCCGTTGACGAGTGGTAAGCCTGCCACGTTCAGTTGGTTGTGGTGGTTTTGGGACTAAGAAGCTAGCGACAACTGTTAAACCAACACTTAGTACGGTCAGTACGAGGCTAATAATCGCAAGTGTTTCCGTTCCAGCTATCACTGCCGGCTTTGGGCCTTCCATCGCGCGGCGCTGCACCTCTGCCTTGTACCAACTCATTTCGTCCTCGGTTAGCCCGAGGAGTTCTGCGATGTAGCGGTCCTGCGGTAGAAGGCTCATTTCCAGTCGTACCAGTCGAAGCTGCGGAGCATGTTGGCCGGTATCCACCGCACGCCTCGCTTGTGGCTGACGTGCAGTAAACCGCTGTCGATTAAGACTGCGGCTCCAATTTGATCGGGTGTCGCAAACACTGTAAATGCGCCGTCATGTGGCGAATCAAGCTTGATCAAGTTGGGGCGGATGTACTGAGCGATGTCTCGGTAGGCTTCTGCCTTAGCCAAGGCGATCATGTTTGCGATATGGGCTGAGGATGGCGCCGCCAAGCCAAGGTGCTCTCGAATTCGTGTCACCATGATTAGGCAGTCGCAACCGTCGTCAGTCGCCGGATCAGCGCCGGTGACATGTGGTTTACCTAGCCAGCGGTGCCAGTTCATGAGATCACCAAAGTACCGGAGCTTGGAACGCTGCCCACAAGCGAGCGTGACAGGAAGCGCCCAGGGCCTTGGCGGGTCGCGTCGCCCGGACCGCGCAGCGTGAAGGTCAGCATCTCTTGGTCATGGCTGAAACTGCCAACGACCCAGAGTTCGCGTGAGATCGTGCCGGCCTCGGTAAGTGAACTGATATTGATCTCGCGGGTGATGACTTCTGCGATATAGCGGTTATCTGCTGCTTCCTTGGCGTAATTCAAAGAGATGGCGTTGACGGGCGTTACAAGGCTGCCCTGTGAGCGGTCACCTGCTGTTTGCCCGCCACCCTGCCCATAGCCAAAAGGCAGAAAGTCAGAGGCGCGATCAACGTAAAAGTTTTGCCACAACGGGCTCGCGGCAGCGAATGTCACGCGGTTGCGAAATTGCAAGTAGTTGACCGTTGCGACTGACATCAAGCCATCCCCACTTGCTTACGAGTCTTGACGCTGTTCTGCAATGAGCTTAGAGCAAGTTCGCGCCCACGGATTGCAGACTGTGCCGCCATACGCTCGGCTTGATCCTTGGTTACGTATTCGACATTGTTGATGACCTGTGACTCGTATTTAATGTTCAGCTCTCCCGGTGCTGCACTCATGTTTTCTATCCGCTCGCGTTCGTAGCGACGTTCCATCGCTTGTTGCTGACTGAAGACTTGTAATCTTGTTTCTTGCAGGCGACTGCTTTCCCTAATTGCAGCACGCGTCGCTGCGGCCATCCCTCCGTCCGCCTCCGCTCCCATCTCAAGGGGGGAGCCGGTGGACCCGCTGTTCATCTGCTCTAGGTACATCCGATTCTCGGTCAACCTGTTATTCGGGATGATCGTGCCGTTCGTATCGGGTACGAACAGCTCAGGTCCGATCTCGCCCACCACGTAGGGGTTGCGGGCGTTAACAGGGCCGCCAGCGGCGCGTTTCCCGAGAGCGGCGAAGCCACCGGTGATGGCGCCCAGGCCGCCGAGAATGCCGGCGATGCCCATCAAGGTGCCGTAGGTGCCGTTGTTCGAGTCCTGCATCGCCTGGATGGCGCCGGTGATGGCCAGGGCGCCGGTGGCGACGCCGGTCATGGCGCCGAGGAATTTGCCGAAGCCTTGCTTGCCGGCCTCGCCTGCTTTCTTGGTGTCCTCCCCGAAGGCGAGGAAGGTGTCGCCGAAGCCCTTGAAGGCATCTTCCAGAACGAAGTCCAAGCTTTCAACTGGCATTGCTTGGATATTGGCCATTGTCATCTGAGCAGGGGCGATGGCACGTTGATTCAGTAAGTCTTGTGGGAGGTCGGGGCCGCCTTGGCCGCCTGGAACGGTGGCGCTGTTTTTGAGAGCAGCGGCGGCATCGTTCAGCGCACTGGCGGATTCCTGGAGGCGCTTGGCTGCTTCTTTCTGTGCATCTTCGACACCGAAAAGCTTGCTGAATGTGCCTCTGAGCTGATCCTCGATGGGCTTCATCGCGTACTCGAGGAAGAGGTCAACGAAGTTTGAGCTGACGTTGTCGGTGAACGTCTGGATGGCGTCTTTGAGGCTTGTGCCTCCTTTCAATGCATCCGCAGCCAGATTTTTGTAGGCACTGGCCAGGATGCCTGAGCTCTTTTCGGCAAGCGCAGCGCGGGCCGTGAAGTTGGAGACGGCCGTGTTTACGGCATCGAGTGCTTGAGCCTGAGCGATTTGACGAGCAGTCGACCCCTCCACAGCCTGGTTGAATGCTTCGAGCTGTTGCCCGGTCAGCTTGAAAGGAAGCGACTGCAGCACTCGGATCTGCTCAAGGCCTTGGTTGATACGTATTTTAGAGATCTCATTGTTGAGAGAATAGCCATTTTGGGCGTTCAGCCCGAGTGCAACGTCTCGGTATGCGTCCAGTGGACCTGCGAGTAGCGCTTGGATACGCTCTTCCGTGGCGGAGCGACCAAAAGAACGCTCAGTAGAAGAGCTTAAAGTGCTGAGTTGATTAAGCTGGTTGATTTGAGGCGCGACCCGGCGAATACGGTCAACAGCTGCGTTAAAAGCAGTGAGCATATCTTTAATTGTCGTCTTAGTCGCAGCGTCAATCGGAAGTTGATCGACGAATGCAGCGCTTTTGCCACTAGCAATAGTGTTGATCGCACTCTCTTTTACGGCACCGGACTGTAGAGCTTCCCTTAGCACGCCGCGGAGACGTGCTCGGAATGTCTGCGTCGCTTTGTTGAGTTCGGTCTCGAGGACTAGACTTGAGTCACCGAGATTGGAGACGGATAGCGCGGTGTTCTTGAGGTTCTCGGAAGCTTTTTCAAGCTCGGATGTGTAGTCGATCTTGAGGTCAGTAATCGTTGAAGCATCCTGCATCTCCTTGCGCAGCTGTTCAAGCCGCGCTTTGTCCCCCGCAGCTACAGCAGCTTGGTAGCGCTTGGTGGCTTCTACGGTCGCGGCTTCGGCCTCGGTCATGCGCCGCTCCATGCTGGCGTAGTCGATGTTGAGGTCAGGTGAGGCAAGCTGAGATGTGTCGCGGGGGCTGAGCCAGCGGCTTGTGTTGAAAGCTTTGACTGCGTACTGACGTAGTGAACCTACAAGTTTGCTCACATCCTTAACTTGTGGTCCTGTTATGTAATCTTGGACAAGCTGTTCCATGCTGTTATTCATGCCTCGCGCTGATCGGGCGTCGAGCATACCTTTCAGTTTTCCGATGGCAACATCTGGAGTTTCCGCCCCGGAGAGCTGAAGCATGGCTTTGCCCAAGATGTTGAGCATTGCGAAGGCGTCGCGATGATCAATGCCATAACGCTGGGAGGCGTTGACAAAAGCTTGCTGCTGCTCAGTATTGATAGGTTCGTAGCTTGGTCCGCGTAGGAGTGCAGTTTGCCGTGCGGCGTTGACTTCTTTCTGTACTCTTATGTCTGTTTGCTTGTTCTTGTACTGCTCCATTTGCTTCTGATAGCCTCCAAGTTCTTTCTCCAGGCGGATTTTTTCGCGTGCCATTTTGAAGGCGTAGTCTTCTATCGCTTTTCGCATCTGATCTTGTTTAATCTGAAGCTCAGTTCGCCTTTGCTCCTCTGACTGAACCGCATCAAGTAGTGCAATCTTGTACTTCTGTAGATAGTTGAGGCCTTTCGCCTCTTGATCACTGGAATTGGTACTGAGGAGTTGCAAGCGCGAGGCTAGAGCGCTTTTCTCTTGTTCGATCATTTCGCGGCGAATCTGTTGTTCCGTACTAAGAACATCGATTCGGGACTGAAACTCTTTATCGGTGACTTCTTTGGTGAAGTCTTCTCTAACCTGCTTAATCTTGCTTTCTAAGTCTAGACGACGTTCAGACAGAATTTGGAAATCTTTGACTTGATTTTGCTCGTCAACCAGAAGCTGAGCAGCCCTGCGTGCTTTGAGCAGATTTTCGTCGATTTTCAGCTGCTGTGCTTTTATGCCTTGCAGCTCTTTCTCTTGGCGGACACGCTTGTTTAGATAAGCGTCGTAGTCATTTGAATAGTCAGCTCCGGCCTTTTCTAGCCGTGCTATAGCTTGTTTGGTTTTGTAGAGTTCATCATTTTTCTTTTTGTATTGTTCCGCTAACTTTGCTTGTTTGTCCTGTTGGATTGATATGGCTGCTTGGGCTTCGCTACGCAGGTTGTCGAGCTTGAGTTGAGAAGCGACGTCACCGCCCTCCGCTGCCTGGATGGTGGAGCTCCAGCCACTGTTGAGGATCTTGTTGACGGAAGCCATCTTCATGGTTTCTAGGCGCGCTGCCTTGACCCGTTCTTCGTACTGCTGCCACCAGGAAATACCGGCTGCGATTCCCAAAGAAAGAGCGGTGAAACCGATGTTGATCAGCGCTGTTGTAGTAATGAAGGTCTGGATGGATTTACCTGCGGCTTTGGCGGCACCCCCGAGGGATCTAAACTCCTCCTTGGTCATGCCCAGCTTGATTCGAAGGGCTTCGAGAGCGCCTTCGAGCCCGCGAGCTGTGGCGGCACCGCTTGCGAGAACGGAGGCCTGGCGTGCCGCTTCGCGGGCCGCCTCGATTTCCTTACCGCCGCCGAACAGCATTTGCACGCCGGCGGTCGCACGCTGAGCTCGGGTGAAGGATTCCTGGGTCTTACGCAGTTCAACCAGCCGTTGTTGCGCTGTGGTCAGTTCTTTGCTGTACTCCGCCATCTTGGCGGCGCCCACCCCCTGGGCTGCCATCTGGGTGTTAAGCCCTTTGATGGCCTGCTCGGTGGCAGCGATCTGTGCCTGGTTGGCGATGACTGGATTCTTGCTCTGCGCTTGCAGAGAAAAGAGTTTAGAGTAACTCGCTGCGACATTATCCGTAAAGCCAGATATGTTGCCGGCGTCTTTGAAGCCTTTGACAAAGAGCTTGGCATCGCCGATGAGCTGTCCGAATATCTGTCTCGTCTGTACAGCCCATATAGCTATTCCTTTTATTCCGAAGAAGTCTGTTTGATTGATTAGCTTGTTGATTGCCAGTAGTGATACCGTGAACTTGGCCAGTTCAGACCCGGCTACATTCGCGAAAGTATCGAAGAACGATATGGCCAGATTCAGTCGGCCCAGCAGGACACTGCCGAATACCTCAAACACGGCAGCAGCAGCTCGAATCTGCGCTGTAAACTCTGTGATTTTGAGTTTGCCCAGGGTGACGACAAACTTGGCGAGAACTCTTGTTGCTTCGGCTATTGTTGTTGTAATGGTATCCCAGCCCATTGTGAATGTCTGGGTGAACTCAATAAAGTTGCCGAATGGAATGGAGGCAATTCTTGCTACGCGCTGCGCGATACCGGCCCCGCCTCCGGCGAGGTCGCGAGTTTGATCGATAAGCTGTTGAATAGGCTGGGTAATCAACTCCAGTTGAAGCTTCAGAAAGTTACCGAAGCTTCGGAGGGCATTGACAATTCCCTCCATGACCGGGGGGATTTTTGCAGTTCCGTTCAACCATTGCTGCAGTAGGTTCTGGCCTTTACCACCGAGACCGAGCTCGATGGCAAAGGCGAGTTGTTTGTAAGGAGCCGCAATGCTGTCTAGAAGTTTGCGAGCGCCCTCGGCTAGACGGGTGCTTTTGAAGATATTGGCTATGCCTGTGATGGTGCTGGCGATGGTTGTTGAAAGGAACTTACCGACCTCGGTGACAACACCCTGGACCCTCTTCAGGGTCTCGTAGATCACAGTCAGCCCACCGACCAGGGGCTCCAGCAGGGGCGCACCTATGTTCTGAGCCAGGACTTCAAAGATTTCTTGGATGTTAGAAGTAACACCAGCAAAACCTCTGGCTTGAATGGCTTGGCCGGCTACTGCAGTTTCGAGTTTCTTTTGTAGATAGCCGACAACACCATCAACACTACTTTTGGCTTTGGCGATGTCTTGATTGCTTATTTGAAGTCTCTTCGCAAGTAGAGAATCTTCAGTGATATAACCTCCAAGGATCGAACCTATTTCTTGACGAGCCTGGAAGAAGGGGATACCGAGTGTACCGAGAGCGGCGGTGAAGCTAATAGCAAGATCTTCAGCGTCCTTTAATGTGCCGTTGACCTGGCTGATCGATGTGGCGACAACACCGAAGATCTCGATGATCTGCTGGGATGTCACACCAGCGAGATCCAGAGAGCGAATGCGGATGTTGTCGATCGCTTGGCGCACTCCGCCCTCGAGGGCTTGGATCTTCTGTAGGGGGTCGGTCAGCTCGAAGCCCGTGGCTTGATCGATGACTCTGCCCGTAGAGGCTAGAGTCGTCTGGGTTGAGAGAATGGTCTGTTCGAGCCTGATGTTCTGGCCGATGATGGCGTCGAATGCCGCAGACCAAGCGGCTGCCAGGGGGCCGACTAAGAGCTGTACGCCTTGAATCGCCAGGCCGATCCTGGCGAGATTATCGATTGTGGTATTAAGCCCGACGTTGAACTCTTTGACGATGTCTCCGTAGAAAAAGTCTTTTGTCTTCTGGGCACTGGCGACTACGGAGTCTTTCGCAGCCTGTACTGTTGCTCCGGCGATTTGATCACCGTAGGTCTCCCACGCTTTGACCCGGGCGAAATTCTCAACAGGACCGAGAACTTCTCCCGTTCCCGGTAGCTCGCGGATGTTCTTGTAGGTCTCTACGATCTCGCGGGTACGGCTGCGCGAATTTTCCAGGACGCGGTCTAGGAACTGATTTGTCCGCATGAACTCGGACAGATTCGTCTTCTGGGTGGCTTTGCCCAGATCCGCGTTGATGCCTCCGATATCCTTGCGGATACCGTAGAACGTCGAAGCAAGGGCGGTCGCACGCGAGAGCGAGTCGCCGGAGACGATGCTGAAGCCGCTGGCTTCTTGGATAGAGGCTTTACTGGCTTTGAGGTTTTTCGCTATATCTTCTGCATGGCGCGCGCTATCACGGACGGCATTAGCGTCCATGTTTAGTTTGATATTATGCGCTTTGTCTGTTAGATTGTTAAGGCTATTCTGTACGCTATCTATCTTGTCGGTAGCACTCTTTGTTTCGGCTGTGATTCTTACCCTGTATTCCTGTCCAGCCATCCCTTGCTCCGTGTGAATCAGGGCCTTTCGCTCTATGCTAGCGCTCGTAGTTGAGTCAGGTTCCGCTTTGCATGAGCGCTACAAAAACGTGAACTGGTATGCGACGCTTTTGTATTAGTTGGCTCAGGACAAAGCGTGTTGCTTCATCCGCCGTTTCTTTACTGTTACTATTAGCTTCGTCCCAGTTAGGAAATGGCAAAAAGTCTTTCGGCTTTATCTGAGGTGCAGGCTTTTTAGAGCCTGACAATCCATGAGCGACGCTCACAACTACATGAGCTAAGCTGGCTGCGGTAATAGAGTGGATATTAGCTAGGCGCTGTTCTTCGTTATTGATGCGGGAGAGTAGTAGTCTTATTACGCCTACAGGAGTCCTCAGAAACTTATGCGCACCAAACTCGTGCCCTAGAGCGGATAGCTTTATGCGTAGGTAAAGCTCATCCCAGTCTGTGACTGGTGTTTTTAGTATGGTTTCTGCAAGACTAAGAGTACTCTCTGGAGTAACTTTCTTGGTTACTCCGCCTCTTCGTTTCCCTCGTTATCTTTGGGCCAACCATTTTGCTCCCAAGATATAAACTCAGTTATTTTGTTCAGCATTTTATTGGGTATGCTTTCAGTGTCTTCTTCTGTCCAGTCTTCTAATTTTGTATAGTCTTTTGCTTTTGGCAGCTTCACTTCTCCTCGAAACTTCATAAACAACGTGACGTGTTTAACTTTATGCTCTACAGCGCCAACGCTCATTTGCTGAAGCTGTTCTAATTCTGCAGCGTACTCAAAGAAGATGTCTTGGTTGTCGTCGGTTCCGCTACCGAGTAGATCAATGGCTTCTTGAGTGGTAATGTTTTTGTCTTTAGCGATTGTCTTTGCTAGCTTGATTGAGTTAAACGTATGCCTAGACTGTTTTCGTGCCAACTCCTCTATGCCTCGGGCTTCACCTGGCACAAGATCATGGTAAATAGGGAACCTGAAGGGTCCGATTTCGTAGTACTCTTCAGGAGAGAATAAAAGACTAGCGTACTTGCTCATTGTGGATAGGGAGTACAACCTGCCAAGCCTGATACGGCGTTGGCTGGTTGACGAGCTCGGGGGGAATTTCCACCTCCAGACTAGCGCCGTCATACGCTAAGCGGATACGATGGCTCTGGACGAGGGGTTCCAGGTAGAGGGCGCCGCAGTGGAGTGTGTCGCCCTCTTCCAGACAGTTAATAGCAAAGACCGTGTTGATCGGGTCTATAAGAAGATCGTGCTGCATTTGTGCCAATAAAAAGGCCCCGGGAAGGGGCCAGGTGAAGGGACCGAGCTCGGGGATCAAGCGGTCTTGAAGGTGGTGGTGAGGCCCTGCAGGGGGCGTTTGATGCCCGAAGCGGAAGCGGTCCCGGAGGCGTCGACGGCCTGGGTGATGGCGCCGTCGGCGATGACGAGGCGGAAGATGGTGCCGGCGGCCAGGTTCGCGCTCGGGTTGATGGTGACCACGTTGGAGGCCAGGGAGACCGTGGCGGGCACTTTGGCGCCGGTGGAGGCGTTCTCGAGGCTGAAGCCGGAGCCGTCGCTCTGGCCCAGGGAGAGCTGGGTGAGCGGGGCGGTGCCGTCGCTGGTGTAGGTGACGGTGATGTCGTCGCCCACGGCCACGCTGTCGGCGTTGTCGGCCGGGCTCGTGGCGGCCTGGCGGGTGCCGTTCACCAGGAAGAGCAGCGAGGACTGGACGTTGCCGAAGCTGATGCGGCTGGCGCCGGCGTCGTAGCGACCGAAGACGGGGCGGGCCCGGGACATCAGGTCGAAGGAGATCTCGGTGAGGCCCTCGGCGGTGAGGTTCTCCGAGTAGTTCTGCACCACGGCGTTGAAGCCGGTGAAGTCGTAGATGAAGTTGCCGGTGCTGCCGTCGGCCTGGCCCAGCTCCTTGAGGAACTCGACGTAGATCTCGTAGTCCTTGTTGTAGCGGGCCTTCTGGATGAGGTCGAAGCCCTCGTCGTAGTTGCCGCGGAAGACGGGATCGACGCCACCGGCGGGGATTTCGGCGTCCTTGAGGAAGTAGGCGGTCACCGAGGCTTGCACCGAGGACCCAGTGATCACGGAGTCCATCCAGCCGTCATCGCCCAGGAGGCGGAACTCCTGGTTGTTGTCGTTGATCTGGAAGCTGGTGTTGGTGATGCCCTGGATTTCGACGTAGGACTTGCCGGTCTCGAGGATGGGCAGGGTGATGTAGCCGGCGCTATCGCGGGTGGCGAAGTAGCGGGCGGGCGGGGTCAGATCCACGGCGCGGACGATCGTCCGGTGCGCCTTGTGGAACGACAGCCCGATGGCGTAGTCGGCCATGGTGGGGACTCCTTAAGGGATCGGGGGGTTCAGGACGGCGCCGCGGATGCGTGCCGTGAGGGACTCGAAGGTCGCCTCGGTGCGGGACAGGTAGGTGACCTGGTCCCGGGGGAAGGCCCGCGCCAGGCGACGGGCGATGTCCAGCAGGGATGCCGGCATGCGAGTGCCTTCCTTGGTGCCGTAGTTCGTGAAGCGGACGTTCCAGCTCTCGAAGGAGATGACGCCGCCGATCGAACCGGGGCTGGTGATCTCGGGGACGTCCTCGATGACGCACTCGATGCCGGTGATGGTCCAGTTGGAGGGGACCATCGAGGCGCCGGTGACGTAGACCGCGGGAACGCGGCTGGCGTCGGGGAGCGTGTAGTGCCCGGGCCAGGCGGTGTACGCCTTGAGGGTGGTCCCGTCGCTCTCGTAGAGGTCGAGGATGTGGAGCTCAAGGGTGCGCCGCAGCGCGGTGACCGGGGGGCACTGGGTGGAGATCGTCACTGCTGGGCCTCCAGCGCAGAGCGCAGCAGTTGGCCGAACTTGGCCGGGGCCTCCTCGAGAGGAGCCTTCGTCCAGGGGCGGCCGGGGAAGCGGAGGCCGGTGGTGGCAACTCCGCCCTCGTGGACTTGGCCGGCGTATTCGACGGGCCAGGTGAAGGTGATCGAGCCGTCGGCGTTGACCACGCGGGTCTGGCTGGCGCGGAGCCGGCCGGTGTCGACGATGTCCCGCACCTTTGGAGGGGTGGGGTAGTCCCACTTCACGGCGGAGATTTCCTCGGTGAAGCGGGCGTCGAGCCAGGTGCCGAGTTGCCGGACGGCCTGGGCCGTGGCGGCTTCGAGTGCCTGGTTCAGCTGGCGGCGGCGAGGGGCCATCAGTGGTGACCTCCGACGATGCGGAAGGTGCCTTGGATCTGCTGGCGGAGGTCGCGCCGGTGGTAGGCGTCCATGCCCAGGTCGAAGACCAGTTCGAACCGTCCTCGGGTGCCGTTGATCACCGCTTCGGCCTGGGAGCCGTTGGTGATGCGGGGGTCGAGGATGGCGGGGCTGAGGAGGCGCCCGCGGCAGGAGTAGGTGGTGGTGTCGGCGCCGGGCTCCGCTTTCCAGGAGGGTGCCTGGAGGCTGAGGGCGGCGAGGTATTCGACGAGCTCGGTGGATTGGACGGCGTTGCCGGTGGCGGGGTCGGTGGTGGTGACCCCGGTGGCGATCTCAAACGCCAGCTGGGCGTTACCCCAGGGGGCGTAGGCGGCGATGGTTGTGGCTGGGATCGCCATGGCTACAGCGCGAATCCACAGATGGGCCTGCTGGTGAGCAGGCGTTGGTACTCCTGGCCGTAGAGCGTGGCGGCGAGGCCTTCGCCGGCGGGGGAGCCGGATTGGGCCTCGACCTGCAGGCCGATCTGCATGGTGCGGATGGCGAGCAGGTGGGCGGCGAGGTAGCTGACGGCGTCGGTGTGGACCGTGCCCCAGACCTCGGCGTTGGCGGAGCGGCCGGCCTCGGCGAGAGCGCCTTCCACCACCGAGGTCGACTGTTCGCCGAACTCGGGGAAGCGGGAGAGGAACTCAGCGCTCGAGGGGACGGTCATCAGCCGTTGCCCTCAGTAATGGCGGTGATGCGCTTGCCGATGGCGTTGCGCACCTTGATCCGCTGCTCTTTGGCTTCCCAACGGCGCAGCTGCTGAGGATCGAAGGAGGATTCGATCAGCTCAAGGGCCAGCGCGATGGGGAGGTCGTGGATGCTGTCCACGTCCTGGGCCGAGGCGGGCTCGGTGGTCTCCTTGTCCTCGGTCTCGATGCGCAGGGCGCCGAGCTTGAGGAGGGTCTTCACCACGTCGTAGTCCTGGATCTTGCTCCAGATCGCTTCGGGGAAGTCGCGGGTGACGCCCGCGTTGATCTGGATGTGTTCGGGCAGGCCGCCGCCCCCGACGAACGAGAACCCGATGGTGCACTCCTTATCCATCGGGGGGTTTTCAAGTTCGGGGCGGTAAACAAGGATCATGGCTAGGACGAGATGAAGGATGACTGATTCAGGAATAGGTCAAGCCTTTTCAAGAACCAGGGCGCTCTTCGGGTAGTAGAGCGAGAGGCCGCCGATGCGTGCGTGCGCAGCAACGGTGAACTCCAGAGCCTGACGCAGGGGCGGCAGGAACTCCAGGGGTTGGGGGATGTGCAGCTGCAGCTTGTCGGGGCTGCGGTCGTACACCATGATCCGGTCCTTGGACAGGGCGCCACCGGACTTGCCGGCCTCGAGCTCGTTGAGGGGCTCGATCGACTGGATCATCGGGTTGGTGCGCAGGAAGAACTCCATCACCGTGGTGTCGGAGGTGGTGCTGCGCGGGGTGGTGGAGATGATGCGGTACACGTTG